AATTTGTTTGATTATTATGATGTCACTATGAAAAATATTCATTATTCGAAAGCATATATTTCAAGTGATGAAATTGAACATAGTATTTGTCAAGACTTGATATACAAATATAAAATGACAGTTATTGACAAAAATGAAATAGAAACTATAATGTTTGCGTCAACATGTAAACATATGATATTATCTGGAGGTGCTTTTTCATGGTTAATTGGATTTTTCGGTTTCTTTTCAAAAGATATATACTATCCTTGTAATAAAAATACTTGGTATGGTGATATATTTATCTTTAAAAAATGGAATGGTATTAATTTTTTTAATACAACTAAATACAATTTAAAAAAAAATATTGCTGATGACCCGAGCGATGAATGGTATGATTCACCATTTGATTATACAGATTACACCATCAATAAAACAGATATTAAAAAAGCTTTAGTAGTAAAATCAAACTAATATTGTAAATATTATAAAATTATAATAAAAAGTAAAATATTATTATTTATTATATGAAAGGTAATTGTAATCATTGTGAAAAACACGAAAATCATCACCATCACGATGACCATAGTTATGATGATCATTGCCATCAAGATACAAATCTAATATTAGATGTTGCCGTATTATGTCAAGAATATTCCCCGGTAGAAATCACATGTAACAATAGTCATATTGTGAATTTAGACGAAATATCAATCAGTGAGGATACATTTAGAAACATTTTTTATCCTTACGGGGAAAATTTTGGAATCGACTCCAAAAAAAGCTGCATCAGTGAATTTTTTTATATTACATTTTTAGCGCCATATAGAAAAGTTGAAGGAAAACCCTTTTATTTACTTGAGGAAATCATTAAAAATACAGAAGAAGACTTGAATGTATCTCGAAATTGTTTCACCACTTGTTCCTTGACTGATTTAAGGAATGATTTATTAAAAATAAAATCTTTATGCGATTTAAATTGCTGTAGCTTAAGTTGTTCTCTCACCTGGTCAAATATTGTAACTATGATCAAAGATTATAGTTTAGTAAATAAACATCCCAAAAACATAAGACCCCTTTTTGTAGTGAATGTAATTTTTAAAAGTCCAAATCCCTGTGTGAAACCAACTGTTGTCAAATTCAATTATCGGGTTCATTCTATATGTCTCAAATAATTCGATTCCGATTTAGATTCCAATATTTTATACATATCGTAGTAATATATGTATAAAAATTACAAGTTAAAAAATATTGTTATATTAAGATACTAGATAAATGTCATCGTCCAACAATATTGATTTAGATATTAATAGTTATAATTTTTTTGAATTGTTGAATATATATCAGTTATCAAATGACCATAATTATGAAAATATCACCAAGATTGAAAATAAATTAAAACTCATACAAGAACGTTTCTCTAGTGATATATACGAATTTTACTTGAAGGGCGCAAAAATGATTCTCACGATTTATGCTCTTTTTGAGCAAAACTACATACCTAATATGACTGACACGAAAAATATTAATCAATATATGGATAAAATAAAACAAATCAAAAATTACGAAAAATACAACTCAAATCAAATCATCGATGTTATTTTTGAAATAGATATGAAGAAAAATAAAACCTCCCAAGAAGGGATTAGCGATTTGAATTCTGTTTTGAATACGACATCCCGATTAAATACACTTGATTCGCTGGTTCATAACAAGACAAATATAGTCTATAATTCCTTTACCAATAGCGTCGCTCCGGGAGATTTGAATTCAATCAAACGCATTACCCAACTTACAAATCTGAATTTAAACAGTTGTTTTCGCCATAATTATTACGCGAGTAATCCGTGTGATTTTCAATATTTTATTCCAACTGAAATCAAAAATGTCCTGTCGATGAGATTGGCGTCTATAGAAATACCAAATGCGTGGTATTTATTTTCAAACATGAAAAAGAACAATATATTTAAAATACATATCTGTGTTTGTAATGAGGATTATACCTATGTGATACAAGTGCCGGACGGTAATTACGACAGTGATACATTACAGAATTATTTGAATACGACTTATTTCTATGAAGCGGAAAAGGATCACGCATTGAAATACATTAAATTTTCAATCGATCCGTATAGTTTTAAATCCTTGTTTGAATTGACGCATAATCATCCTCATGGTTTCAAGTATAGTATTGAATTTGTTGAAAATATTAATCAAAATATAATGAATACAATGGGTTGGACTCTTGGTTTTAGATTAGCGAAATATGAGAATATCACTGGTAAAATTCAATCGGAAGGGCTTTTTGATGCCGGAGGTGATCGTTATATTTACATGTCGATCACGGATTATCAATATAACAACAACATGTCAAATATCGTGGGTTTTGATAAAAGTATGTTGAATGAAGATATTATAGCAAAAATTCCAATTGTAAATGGAAAATTGTCCATGGTCATTGACGAAACCCAAAATCCTTTGGCGAAAAGTAGAAAATACAATGGACCGGTGAATTTAGCCAGGCTCCATATTAAAATCTTGGACAAGTTTGGTAAGGTGATTGATTTTAATAATATGGATTATAGTTTTACATTAGAATTGGAAGTATTGTATGAAAGTTTTAATTTCAAAAATGTAACTGGATAGTTAGTTGAAGAGAGAAAAAATTTATTCTATACAAATATTATATAAATATATATATAATAAATGACGGAATTTATTGGTGGTAAAACATATAATAATAGTGAAATATATATTCCAACCGATGATACTTGTTTACATAATTTTCCCATTATACCAATAGCAACATTATATAATTATTTTGAAAAAAAACTAGATAGCTGTTGTCATGATACTCAATGCCCATCTCCGGTTGGACATTATTGTAGTACAAATCATATTGTTTTAAATGTAAATAGTTTAGAAGAAAAAGAATTTTTTAATCTTTTTTACCAAAACGCATCAAAATATTTTTGTGTAAATAAAGCATTGGTTTCAAATAGTAATATTCTTTTTTTAGATCAGTATTATGTTTCAAATAATTCTGACATTAATCATTTTTCTCTCTACAATGAGGTATTAAAATGTTTTGAAGAAAATTACAATATAAGTGTAAATAATATTAATCCGAGTTCATTAATTTCTTTACAAAAAGAGGTGTATAAAACCCAATCACTTGCCTCTATATGCGGAACTCAAATTTCTTTAAGTTGGGATCAAGTCATTAATAGTTTGATTTCAAACGGATACGTAGAATATTCGTCAAAAAATAATTGTGCGCCTATTATTTTTCAAGTAAATTGCCGTTTTTTTTCATGTGCGATGAATGTTTATTTAAATATAACATTTCAATATAAAGTTTATATTAGTGGGTTTTCTTTAAAAAATAAATGTATTATTCATCCAAGTTCGTGTGATTCATCCACAACGTGTGACTCATCGACAACATGTGATGATTCTAGTAGTTGTTCAGGTGATTGTGAATCATCATCATGTACATCGGAATCAATAACAAGTAGTTCTAGTGGATGTATAAGTAGTTCTGATTGTTCTTGTAATAATTAAAAATATTGTTATAATATATGTCCTATAAAAAATTCTTTTCAAATAATAATGATACTTCTTATAATGACTTTTTAAAAATAAAGAAGGGGAGAGAAATGATTAAAAAAGCGATTTCTAATAAAAAATATAATTTAAATACCTTTATAAATTATGAAACCTTTTTAATATTAACCAAGACTTATTATGATAACTTGAATAAAAGGTACAAATACGCACCGCCGGTTTCGATTACAAATTCAAATACCAGTTATATAAATTACAAATCAATACTTGACCACTTACAAGATGATGATTGTGATCATTGTAATAAATGTCCTGTAGAAGAAATAGTCAATTGTAAATATGTTGCCAATATATTATATCCATATGGAGAATCTGTGATAAAAAATGATCCTTTAGAAAACATATATTATCCGCATAATATTGATTTGAATTTGTACTGTAGGAAATGTCCATTTCCTTGTATAGAAAAGTGCGAAACCATACATTATAAATCATGTGGTCCATGTAGTTCTTGTAATACTTGCGAATCTTCTGACAATTCTTGTAAAAAAGGGTCTAGAAATAGGTGCGAGCCTAGGTGCGACACTGGGTGTGGAAAGAGGTGCGACACTGGGTGTGGAAACGGGTGCTACAAAAATCATTGCGATACAGGGTGTGGAAAAACGACACCTCTTTTTTTCAAAGAAAAACAGGTTTGTAAATGTTCCAACACGAACAAATGTGAAAAATGTAGTCATTAAAATGAATTCAATTCGAATAAAATATACATGTTATAATATATAACTATTATAAGATGAATCATAAATGTATAACGGCTAGTTTGACAGGAAAAAATTTAATGAATCCGGCAAACATTTCAGGAAAACCACTTTGTGGTTCAGAATATATTCCGTCTGATGTTGTCAAGATTAAAATTTACATCATGACAAATATTATTATACCACTTGTATCAAAACAATGGAAAACATTACAGGAAAATCTCTTTTGTTTGGACAATATCAAAAAAAAACTGGACACTTATTACAATTGCTATAAAATCGAAGACATGAAAATATACAAGGAATTAATCAATGCTTTTGAGGCGATATTGGCGGAACATCAACAATTGGAAGAATTAGAAAAGACCATTTATAGCGGTGATTCCAAAGACGTTACTACCATGATTTACCGAACTGCGATGATTCGTCTGAAACCAGAATACGAAATTTATGATATTTTGTACGGAAGACCCCAGCGAAGTGAAAATGAAGAATACAATATGGTCATTGTGGAGTATATTGAGCGTTTATTAAAAATAGAAGGAATCACTTTTCATAAAATCAAGGAATATTCACTTTTAAAATATCCAGTTATTTGATTTTAAGACCGGTTTTTGCGGGTCTTGTTCTTGGTTTCTCTCTTTGACTTGTTTATAAAAGAGTAAATTTCATTTTTTTGATTACAAATATCATCCGCCACAGGTTGAAAGTAACTACGAAATTCAGATCTCATTTTAGGAATGTCATCAACGCACACCCATTTGATTTCCGCCTTTTCAAAAATCCTCGAGTTTTTTATGAAATTGTCTTCCAATTTTTTCTGTAGAAATCGCTGATTGTTGTTGTAATAAAAGGGCAGTTTTTCATCATAATCAAGCGGAAATATGTGAATTCTATATTTACCGGAATCAAAATGAACATTGTAGGTGCCGTGTTTTTTCAACAATTTATCCAAATCTTTTTCACTTCCTAAAAATCCCGTTAATTCTTCGGTTCCTTCACGAAGCGCATTCTTCATGAATGACTCACCTTTTTCTTTACCACCACCAAAATCGCACCATCCAGGTGTTTTATCAAAACGATTTTCCTTTCCAAATAAAAAATGTAATTTATTTTTATGTATACATGTTGGTAATATACCTGATCCTCCCATACTTTAATACAATATTTTTTAATTCAGCTTAATTTTAAATATATGTTAAATATATGAGATATAGAACCACGAAAAACAGAACCATCAAAAATAGAAACATCAAAAATACAACCAAAAAAAATAATTATTATAAATTAAAAAAGAACAAAAAATCCAGGTTTCGACAGCGAAAACTACATATTCTTAAAAGCACCACACCCAAAAATATACAATATTTAAGTAGTTTGATTTCAGATGAAATAGACGATAAAGCAAGAGGACTATCATCCTATTCACCAACGATTAATGAAGAATTGGTTTCTTTAAAGTCAATGACGAGAGAAAACATTATGGGATGTAATAATGATAGTGCCTTTGAATTACGCGAGTCTCTCGAGATTGAAATTCCTGGAGATAACAAATGTGTTCCTTATTACGATGAAAGAGCAAAAAAATTATTGTTACACAATTTATCGGCAAATAAACACATTGATGTCTCTAAGATAATTACCCCTAAACAAAATTTATCAAATTGTTGGTTTAACACAATGTTTGTCACATTTTTTATAAGTGATAAGGGGCGCAAATT